GTTGTCCGAGGTTGGACGGCGACGGAGAAATCGTATTTGATTGCGGCGCAGACTTTTGACACCTTCGAGAAGATTGACGCGGTGCTGAGCAAGCCGTTCGCGACGGTGGACGGTCGGAAATTGTATTGCCGCCTCGCTGGAGTGGACGCTGGGTACAAGCCACACAAAACTTTCGCGATGTGCCGGAAGCGCCCGACGCTGTACTACCCGACCAAAGGGTACGACAGCCTCCGTGGGAGTGAGATGTTCCGGGTGTCGCGCCCGGAGAAAGACAGCATTTCCGGCAAGGCGCTTCCCAACTCGGTCATCATGTACCTGCTCAACACGATTCTGATAAAGAATACCGTGGCTTCGCTAATCGACCGGGGGATGTACCTGCATTACGCGGACGTTCATAGCCAGTACGAGGACCACATGCGCGCAGAGCAGCGGGTCATCGAGAAGAACAAGTACGGCGTGGAGGTGGAGCGGTGGGTCAGGTCGGGAGAGAACCACTTTTGGGACGCGGAATGCATCGCCCGCGGGATGGCGGAGATCCTCGGGGTGTCCGCAATGCCCGCCGATCAGCAGGTGGTTGCCCCCGTCGATCCAGCGCCTCAACCGCCTCAAGCACCTTCCCCTGGTGTGGGTTTCGGGGATCTGGGGATTGACCTAACCACCTTCGGCTTCTCGGTGCGGTAAATTTACCCTTGACATTGGATGACTCGTCTGGGATAGTTACTATGTGGCACTAGGTCGTTGGGGTAGTGGGGAGACCTATGACAACACAAGAACTACTAGACGCGGTGAACGCAGCAATCGCAAGCCGGTTGACTGGCGAAGCCGTATCTGCTGTCAACGTAGCCGGTGATTCCCTCCAGTTCGCCCAAATGTCGCTATCGGAATTGATGGCCATGCGGTCTCAACTGATGGCCGAGGTCAACCAGAGCGCGGCGGGGCAGTTCGTGGTGACAAGTTACTACTGATGCCGAACCTGCTCGACCGGATAATCAGTTACGTGGCCCCGGGGCGCGCGATTGAGCGTCAGGCTGCGCGCATTGTGCACACCCAGTTTGCTTCCTACGACGCGACGGTCAACAGCCGGTTTAGCAAATCCCTTGGATTGGCGAAAGACGCCGACTCCGACATCCTTTTCTCCAACGACCTGCCCAAACTCCGGGCGATTTCCCGCAACGCCTATCGGAACAACCGTTACATGCGGTCGATTGTGGACCAGATCTGCAACAACGTCGCTGGTGGTGAGCATGGGGTTTCGTGGCAGTCGATTATTGACCCCGAGGTTGTGCCGTTGCCGCAGGAGCAGTGCAAAGCGGTTGCCAAGTCGCTGGAAGCCTATTTCGAGCGGAAAAGCGTTACCAAAGAGATCGACATCACCCGTCACAACGATTTCAAGTCCATGTTTTGGCAGGCTTGTTGGAACTGGGTGGTGAATGGCGAGTCTCTGATTGTCATCCGCCGGTTGGCAGGCCCTGATGGCCGGACGCGGATCCGGTTGCAGGCGATTGAATCCGACCGGTTGGACACCCCACCGAACGCCAAAGACATTGAGAACACTATTCGTGGTGGTGTCGAGGTGAACGAGTACGGTGAACCCGTGGCGTATCACATCGCGACAGTTCACCCGGGTGACATGTCGGGCGCGAAGTTGAGCGCCAAGCGGACGTTTGAGCGAGTGCCGTTGTTCGACGACCGGGGTAACGTTCAAGTCCTTCACAGTTTCCAGCAGACCCGGGCCGGTCAGACCCGCGGTGTTCCGTTTTTGTCCTCGGTGCTGATTGCCTTGTCGCATATTGACCACTATGTGGAGAGTGAACTGGTGGGTGCGCGCTTGGCCGCGTGTATCGCGGTGCATATGCGGACGACCCTGCCGGTCTCGCAGTTGGGATTCCACGGCGAGGATGGTACGCCGAACCAGACGGACCTGAGCGGGAACCGGGTGCAACAGATCCTCCCCGGGTCCGTGTTTTATGGTCCCGAAGAACCGAAGTTGCTTTCATCGCAGCGCCCGTCGGCAACTTTTGGGCCGTTTATGACCGCATTGCAGGACAGCCTCGCCGCGGGTTCGGGTCTTGCGTCGTTCTCGATCTCGAAAAGTTTGTCAGGGATCAACTACTCAAGCGGTCGGTTGGGTCTGATTCCTGAACGCCGGATGTGCGGTTTTATTGCCCAGCAGTTGTTTACCTCGATTGCAACGCCGGTGTGGGAGCAGATCGCGGAGGAAGCCTTCCTTGCCGGTCGTTTGCCGATTACTTCCCCGTCGCAGTTTTACCCGTACCAGGTGGAATTGTCGCGCGCAACCTGGCACACGGAGCGCCACGCCTACGTTGACCCGATGAAAGAGGTCAACGCGAAGATCGCCGCGATTGACAACTGCCTGTCAACCATCGCCGTCGAGGGTGATGGTGATTATGAGGACCTCATTGCCCAGCGCGGGTTGGAGGAAGAATTGAAGAGAAGGAATGGGGTGACCACCGCGCCGGTGGTTGCGCCTGTGCCCGCTGATGACGGACGAGACGACGAGAACGAGGCCGAAGAAACAGAAGACCGTTAGTTGCCTGGTCATCCCCAAGGGTGTCTGGGTTCGCGTGGTTAAGGAGGGGAAGAATGATAACAATCGACAGGGAAGCGGTAAAAAAGGCCCCGCCTCAGGCGCGGAAACGCTTCCAGAGTAGGAACCGCCAGGCGGCAAGGATGCATCAGGTGGATAGGGCCGCCGGTGAGATCCTCGATTACTCTGTTATCACGGAGGGTCCGGCGCTTGGACACGATATGTGGGTGGACAAGCAGTTTCTTGCCGATGTCGCGCGACTTGGGAATGCCCAACCGAATGGTGTGAAAGTTCGGTTTACCCACCCGGGGCTGTCCAGTGATGGGATGGGCCGTGCGCTTGGGCGGGCTACCAATTTCCGTCTGAAGGGGGCGCAGGTGATTGCGGATCTCCGGTTTATCCGCGCCGCATACGATTCTCCGGATGGGAACTTGGCCGATTATGTGATGTCCCTGGCAGAGGAAGACCCCCATATGTTTGGCACCTCGATTGTTTTCAACAGGGATATTGACGCCGAGGCAGCGTTTGTCGCTGAACATCTATCGGATAACGGGGAGTTTGTGTCGCCCGAGCGCAAGAATCGCGGGAACCTCGTTCATGCGCGCATTTCTCAGTTGCTCGCATCTGATGTCGTGGACGAACCCGCGGCAAACCCGAATGGTCTTTTCTCTGAATCGGATCTTCCGCAATACGCCGAAAAACTTCTCTCCTATATCTTCGAGAACGGGCAAGAACCTGAGTCGGTGTACGGGGTTCATCCGGAGCGTATCAAATTGTTTGTAGACAATTACCTCGCCCGCACCGCCGGCGATGTCGAAATCCCTGTCGAGGAGGAAAAAATGCAAGAAGAAACACCCATTCAGCCGGTTGAAGACCCGGTTGCCGAAACGCCGCCGGTTGCGGTGGAAACCGAGGTTGAACCTATCACAGAGGATGGTGGTCTCGCTGCGGTAGCAGGTGAAAGCCTTGCCGACCAAGAGCGCGAAAGGTGCGCGGCCATCATTCGCGAGGTTGCCTCTCTCCAATATGGAGACCCGCTGGCGCAGCAGATGTTTTCTGCGGTGGCCGGTGCCATTGAAGGCGGGGAACAGGCCCACAAAGCCGTCGCAAACCTTTGCCTTATGTATAGCCGGGCGATGACAGACAAGTTCCGCGTTTCTGCGAACCCGGACGCCCCATCGGTTGAGTCGGTAACCAATAGCAGCCCTGAAGAGCGTTACTTGAAAGCCCGGCAACTGTGTGCGTCCAACCCCGGGATGACCATCACCGAGGCAATGAAACTCGTGGCAAGGGGGAGTAACTAATGTCCATTACTGTCAACAACGTTCGGACTTTTGTCGCGGGCGCCGCGCTTGAGGCGTTCCGCTTGGTCAAACTGTCCGCAGCCAACACGGTCGCCTATGTGGGCGCGGGTGAGAACGCGGTGGGTTGGGTGTCACGCTGGACAAGGTCGCCAGTGGCGCGCCGGTGTCGGTCCAGATGCTCGGTGATGCGACTGTCAAACTGGTTGCCTCCGATGCGCTGACCGTCAACACGCTGTGCTACGCGGCTGCTGACGGGAAGATTTCGGCGGCATCGCCGGGGTCGGTGTCTGGATTGCAGAGTTTCCAGGTGCTGACCGCGGCTTCGGGTGACGGTTCGGTGATTGAAGCCGCGCCGATTTCCGAGGTTCTTGGTTACGGTGCTCAGGTTCTGCGGTTCGCCGTGGAGGACGCCAACACCGACCCGGTTACTTTGTGGACCGCGCCCTACACCTTCCGCATCGTCGATTATCACCTGATCGCTCGTGACACCACGGCGGCCAACGTGACCGTCAAGAACGATGGGACGGCCATCTCTGCCGCGGTGCTTGCGAAGGGCACGGCAGACAACGGCGTTGCCCGGTGTGCGACGTTGAAGGCCGAAGTGGTTGCCGCGGGTGATGTGCTGACCGTCGAAGCCTCCGCTGTTGCTGAGTTTGATGTGGTGATTTTCGGTTACCGGGTGTAACCGGGGAAGGAATAAAACAAATGGCGACACAAGCAAATGAAGTGAGAACGTTTGTTGCCGGTGCTGCTCTGGCTGCTTTCCGGCGGGTGAAACTCAACACGGACCCGACCGAAGTGGTTTATGCGGGTTCGGATGAGGCCGCTATTGGTGTCACCCAGTTGGACGCTGCGTCTGGGGCAAACGTCCCGGTTCGGCTGTGGCACCGCGGGTCTACCTTCAAGGTGGTCGTTGCGTCCTCGATGAACGCCGGTGCAAGCCTGTACGGGGCTGCAAACGGCAAGTTTGACGACGCCGACCCGGGGAGCGGAACCATCCGCGGGAAGGCTCTCGCAGCCGCCTCCGGTGACGGTTCTGTCATCGAGGTGCTGCCGGTCTAAAGAGTCAAAAACGTCACCCCTCTGTTGCGGCACGGGTGATATAAAACGGAATTGTTAGTCCCAGCCCCTCTGTTGCGGCAAGGGTGGGTCGCTTGGTTTTCGAGTTGAAGCGCTGAGGCAAATCAACTCACGAGCATCTACCAAAAAGCACAGAGGAGGGGGATAACATGATTATCACCAGTAACGCAACTCCGCGCGTCGATCTCGGCGCGGCGTTCATGGAGTACAGCGCATCAGCCGACCGCTACATTGCTACCAAGGTGCTTGCACCGATCATGGTTCAGGAGCAGTCGGGCTATTTCGCCTCAATCGACCGGGAGAGTTTCGGCGGGGCCGAAGCCCTTCTTCGCACCTCCAAGTCCAACTATGGCCGCTCGGAAATGCGGAAGGACGACAAATCCTTTTCCTGCCGTGAATACGGATGGGAAGAACTTGTCGGTGACGATGAGGTCCGCAAGTTTGCGAGCCAGTTCGACCTCGAGGTTGCCGCCGCCCAGCGTTGCGCGGACACCATCCTTGTCGGACAGGAAATCCGCACCGCCGCGGCGCTGTTCAACACCACCACCTTCGCCACCGGCAACGGTAACTACACCGACGATTCCAGCGGTTATCCGTGGGCTACCAGTTCCACCGACATCCGCTCTCGGATCAACGCGCACAGTGACACCGTGCGCCTTCGCACCGGTATCGCCCCCAACGCTCTGATCATCAGCAAGGGCAACCTCAACCGCCTGATGGCTAACGATGACATCGTCAACAGTGTGCAGTACGTCCGCGGGGCGGACTACCAGACTGTGTATGACGAGATCGCCCGCTATCTCGGTCTTGAGTACCTGATGGTCGGCATGGCCACCAAGCGGACCTCCGATGAGGGGCTGGCTTGGGCTGGGTCGAACGTGTGGTCGGATACCTACGCCTCTCTTGCGGTGATTGCCACCCCGGGCGCTGGGATTTCGACCCCGTGTGTTGGTCGGACCTTCATGTGGGAGCCGGACGCCGGTTCTGAAGTGGTGGTCGAGACCTACCGCGAGGAAGAGAAGCGCGCAACCGTCGTTCGCGCCCGTCAGCACGTGGACAACAACATCATTGACAACGGCTTTGCTCACCTGATCAAAGTCGCCTAACGGTCCCCGGGAGGCGGTTTCCCATTGCCATGATTTCTGATCGTGACAATGGGACCCGCCTCCCACCCAAAAGGAGAAGAATATGAGTGACGTGATTGTGTGCCACAGCCGGGAGAAGACGCCGTTTATCATTGGCAAACTGGCTGATGGTGTCTCGCTGGCGCTACTTCAAAAGATGATGCGGAATGGTCGGGTGGCGATTCTGACCCCGGAGGAATATCGGGCGAAACCGGATCCTGTTGACCCCGCTGTTCCCTCGGTCCCCGCGGCGCTTGCCGCCCCGTCGGTGGATTACGTCGTGGACGAGGAATCTTCAGTCGAGGTTGAGGCTGATGCCCCGGTCGCAAGACCTCGGAGGTCCCGCCGGTGACGATTGCCGATATCCGCGCCCGTATCGCTGCGGCTTACCTTGCGTCTGGTGTCCAGGGTGTGTTCGGTTATTCGATCATTTACACCCCGAAGGCGACCGGTACGCCCGCGACGTTTACGGCTGCGGTTGCGGCACAAAGTAACAACGTGGAGAACTACGACGACGGCGAGGGGACTGTTGACCTGATCGACGTGACCATCCCGGTGGACAACGTTGCCGCGCCTGTCAAGTACGACACGGTCTCCTTCAACGGTAACACCTACTCCGTGGAAAGCGTGTTGCCGATTCACGTTTTCCGCGCTAACCGTTGCACCTGCAAGCGGATTGACATCACAGAGAACTGGGCGAAATCCCCGAGGGCAGCCCGATGACGGACCCGACCCCGATCACCCCTTCCAGTTACCTTGCGGAGCGCCTGTGCGGGATTGAGTCGCTGCTGGCGAATTGTACGGCGTGGCAGGAGTGGGTGGATGCGGATGACGCCACCGAGGCGCTGGAGCATATCTACATCCCGTCGAACGAAAGTCCCGCGACATCGGCTAAACCGTTCGCCATTGTGAACGACAACGGCGCCGTGACCACCAAGACCGGGGAAACGGCTTATACGACCTTGTCCGATTATTACATCCTGATCGTCAACGAGCCGTCCGAAGATCTGACCACCGACCGGGATATTTATCTGGATGCCCTGAACAAGGTCGGCGCGATCATGGAAGAGATGATGGAGTTGCAGGGGACGGAGACCGAGGGTGGCGACCGGTTTATCTGCCTCTCCAGCGTCACCAAGATTGCCGGTCCGTTGTTCCGGTCTAACATCGAGGAAGCCCAGGGGCAGACTTACCAGATTACGACCATCGGCGTGGAGGTGGGGATCTGATGCCCGCCAATTTCCGAGGGTTCGCGTATTACAAAGGGCACCCGGGTGTTACACGCAAGATGTTCGCGACCGCAGCGCCGAAAGTGTACGAAGACGCGGTCAGTTACTGGCACGATGAGTTTCTTCCGTTGCACTTCGCTGAGGGCAACCGGCAAAGGTATCCGGGTGTCTTCCCGCGTCGGACCAAGTCGCACGAGAAACGCACCCGGGGACGGAACCACGGAAAGAATGTGCCGCTGGTGTTTACCGGGAACCTGCGCGACGAGGCTACCCGTTCGGCTGAAATTAAGGGCAACCAGAAGGGCGCTCAGGCGAAGTTCCGAATCCCGCGCTACGCGTATGTGATTTACCCGACCGGCATCGACATGATCGACGAAATGACTGTGACCAACGANNGGTTCTGATTGATGAGAAGATAAACGAGCGGATCCTCGAAGCGTCCGCCCGTGTGGTGACCAAGAAAGCAGTCTAGGAGGATCCACAAATGGCGGTAACGAACGTTTACGACATCCACGAGGTTTTTCACAAAACCACGCGGATTGACCAGATTAGCCAGTCGAGTATTGACCCGGGCGTCTCGATGATGTTGGAGCGTGCCGATGGTGTGGTTGACACTGTGTACGCAGCGGTGGCGAAGATCGCGCCGCGGTTCACGTTCACCACGTCCAAGGTTGCGACGGTGTTGACCTCGCTGGGGATTAACGGAACGGCGATTGACACGAACTTTGACATGTACTTCAAGAAACGGACGCTGGGCGGAACTCACGCTGCGTCTGGGCATGTGAAATGCACTCTTGCCAACGGGCTGATCATCCCGACCTCGGTTTCGGCGGGTCAAGACTCGCTGGCGACCGTGACTTACAACGTCATCGCCGTTTCCGCCGACGGGACCACCTCCCCGATTAATATCTCGACAACGACCGTTCCGGCGGGTTCCGCGACCTTTGCCGAAGGTTTTGTGGCAGGTCCGGTGACGATCAACGGGTCGGCTTACTCCGGGATCACCGGGATTGAAATAGACTTCGGTGTGGAGACCGAGGAACTGTCCGCAGATGGGGAGGTTTACGACACCTTCACCAGCCTCGTGGGGCGTCAGGTCAACATCACGGTCAGCAGTAACAACGTTCTGCTCTACGACACGATTGACGCAGGTGTGGCGCAGGGGGTGACCGCCTCGACGTTCTACCTTCGCAAGGTTCAGGAAGACGGCACCCGGGTAGCCAACGCCACTGCGGAACACCTGAAGTTCACCGTGACAGACGGCTACATCCGACCGGATTCGGTGTCGGTGTCGAGCGGTTCGGCGGCTGAGTTCTCTTTCGTAATGCACTGCACATGGGACGGCACCAACGACGCAGTCCAGATTGCGGCGGCGGCGATCTCCTGATGGGGCAATTTATGTATTACATCCCATCGCGCAAAGCGCCGGTGTTCGCCTCGGATCCTCTTCTTATGGAACTGGGGGTGAAATCGGTTATTGGCGACCGGGTGACCTGCGTGGGTGTTGCGATTGGTCCAGATTCGGGCGGTGGGCAACTGTTGCGCCGGGATGTCGATGACACCCGGTTGTTGTACCGCAGGGACGAACAGGTCTGGTATGAATGGCGCGGCTATTTCGTGGGCTACTGGCGCGATTCTCCGCCCACACCGAAAGATCTGCTGCGCGCCGAATGGTTGACCTCCCACCGGGTGAAATTGCGTGATGGCAACGAATGGCTTGTCCCGATTGTTCGCCGGTGTGATGGCCAGACCGAAGTTCCGTCCGTGACGTTCGAGGACAAAGACGGGCGTCTCGTTGTCGAGGTGGATGACCGTTACAAGTTCTTCGCCGACATCGCCGAACGGGAGTTCCAGCAGTTGCTGGTCGATTCCGGCAACCAGCAGATCCTGACGGACGAGCAGGTGACCGCGTTTGTACCGCTGACGGACGCCGATCTGTTTGACGCGGCTACCCGGTTGCTGGGGTTGAACTACCACATCGGGAAAGCCGAGGTTGCAGCCTTGCGGCTGCTGACAAAAGAGAACGTTGCCGATGTGTGCGGGGCAATGATCGACCTGCCCACGCTGGTGAAGATCAGCGAGGAAATGAAGAAACGTGACGACATGATGGACGACGCGGGTAAAAAAAAAGATTCGCCTGGAGATGCAGCCGACGAATCCATACCTTGCGTCGGTGGATTGCCGGAGATGAGCGGTCTTATGTCCCGACATATGCGGACCGCTACACGGCGCTGATGGTTGGTTTGGGAGTTTGGGAGATATAAATGGCGCGCGGAACCTCGACACGCACGGTCAAATATAACCTGACAGCCGAACAACACACGGCGGTCCAGGCGTTTTTGAAAACCGAGCAGGCGGCGGACAAGACGGAGAAACGGTTTCAAAAGGTGGCCAAAAGTGGCCGCGATGTGAGCCGTCAGATGTCGTCCATGCGTTCGGCGGTGATGGGTTTGGCCGCGGCTTACATCGGTCTGAACGGTGCAAGGGCGCTGGGTCGTTTTATCACTAACACGGTTGCGTCTGCTGACGCTGTCGCCAAACAGTCAAAAGCCATCGGCGTATCCGCCGAGGCGCTCCAGGAACTCTCTTACGCCGCCGACCGGTCGGGTGTGTCCTCCGAGGCCCTGAACAGCGGGCTTCTCAAACTCAACAAATCGATTGCGGACGCGGCGCAGGGGGGGAAGGCTTCGGCTGATATCTTTCGCGGGTTGGGTGTCGCGATCAAACAACCCAACGGGGAGTTGAAATCCACGGACCAGATCCTGACGGAGATTTCGGACAAATTCGCCAAGTCCGAGGACAGCATCGTCAAGGTGCGGACGGCCATGCAACTGTTCGGGCGTGGTGGCGCGCCGATGATTAACCTGATGAACGAAGGGGCGGAAGGGCTTGAGAGGTTGAAGAACCGCGCCCGGGAGTTGGATCTGGTGCGGTCGAACAAGGAAATGGGTGACGCCGAAACGCTGAACGACGCAATGGGTGACGTTCAGAAACGTTTTACGGCGGGGATTCAGAGGTTCGTGTTCGCGAATCAGGATGAGATGATTTCCTTGGCCGAAGCGTCTGTTGACATCCTTAACAAGATCTTCGGCGGGGTAATGAGCATCTTGAAATGGTTGCCCTTCGGGCTGGATTACCAGCAGCGCAAAGCCGCCGACGAGGTGGTTGACCTTGAGAAGGCACTCAAGCAGTTGGAGGGTGCGCCGAATTCGCCGAACTCTCAGAGAGACCTGCCCACAGTCAGACAACGCCTCGCCGAAGCCCAGGCGCGGCTTGATGACATTTCCGCCCAGCGTATGGGTGTCGGGAAATATGCTCCAGTTGACGTTGACCGGTCCAAGCGGACGGACATTGAGCGGCTGATCGAGGAATACGAAGCCGGGGCGGATAAACAGTCCACCGCGGTGGACAAGAACACGCGCGCGGTGGAGCGGTTGACGACATCGATGGACAAACCCTCCGAGGAAGACATCCAACGACACTACCAGATGCAACAGGCCCGTCAGCAGTTTGGGATGGCTGCGGCGCTTTCGATGGGTGTGCGCGGCGGTGGGCTTGGGATGGCTGGTCTGATGGCCATGATCCCGCGCGCCGGTGGGTCAAACGTCAGGACTCCGGTGGACACCGAAGCGCGGTCAAATGACCCGCGGTATTCAATCCCGCAGATGGGAAGCCCTGCGCATGTGCAGGTCCACATCAACACGGCGAACTTCGCCAGTCCGGCTGCGGCGTTGCGGCAATGGAACGCCCGAACCGCTAACGGCGCACTGGGGGCGTTCTGATGAGCATCGGCACGATCACGTTCACCGTCACCGCGCCGGAAGACTATGAGGGCGAATCGGCTACATCGTCCGACCTCTATCACGTCACGAAGATCCGGTACGACCAAAACATGCAGATCGAGGAATTGAACGGGAGCCGCCCGGCTTACAAATACTTTGGACGCGGGAAGGTGCGCCCTTTCCAGGCGATCATCCGGGTGAACGACGCCAACCACGACAACGTCCGCACCGCAATCGACGCTTGGGAAAGCCTTGAGGGGTTCGTGGGGACGGTGGTTATCACCGATTTGAACGGGTGGACTCCTGATCCGATCACACAGGCGGTGCTGACCTCGGTGGAACGCCCGGAGAAGTTGCCGCCCAACAGTGTGCAGGTGGTTCTGTCGTTCGCGGGATTATGAGGGGGATTCGATGCCAGCAACAGCCATAACTTTGTTTGAGTGGAAGACCGGGCTGTTCGCGCCGTCCGGGCTGCTGTCCGGGTACCCCGGCGGGGTCATCCCATCCCACCCCATGCTCGAAGTCTTTGGTGACCCCAACAACCCAGCCGCTGTGTACGATGTCTATGGCACTATCAACGCCGCTGCGATCGCCACAGGGCAAGTCGGAACCCTGTATTCATGGGCTTACCCGACCTCGACAAACATCCGGGTGGAAACCGGAACCACAGTCGGCGCTGGATCCACCTTCACCCTGTTGACGCCTGAGTCCGTGTTTTCCGGCAACTCGGTCCGTGAGGTTATCTGTTATCCCGAGTTTGGCCGCTTCCGGTTCAACACCGCGGCGCTGATTGCCCTTGGGATCACCAACGTGACGATCAGCGGGAACATCGAGGCGATGGTTGCCACACCTCCGCGGCTGATTGCCGAGATTGTGCAGTCGGTTCTCGCTGGAGGCGGTGGTGGTTCGACAAGCAACCAGATTCCACCGGTTGAACTGCCCGCGGGTGAGAACCTTTCGCGCGGTGTTGTGTTCATCGAGAACGGAAACGCCTACCAGGTGGATGACCCGCGGGTGTTGCGTCAATCGGCGCGCGGTTGGGTGGACGAATCTTACGGCGTTGGCGAGACGGCCACGGTTAACCTCGTGGGACAGTTCAACAAACCCGCCGCGATTGACAGCCTGCCCGTCGGTTTGGATCTGTTCGCCTCTCCGGGTGGGTCGATCACCTACGACGGGGATTCCGTGGATCCGCTGCGGTCGCGCGATTACATGATGCCGATGGGCCGGTCTTACGATGGTTTGACGTTCCACCTGAACGCGCTGTCCCCAGTTGTCGGGAGGAAACCATGACCCCGGCGGGGATCCAGACAACTGGTGGGAAGGCAGGCGCTCCGGTGTACTGGACTCCCGCGGGGCGTTTCGCTGATTTCCGTCTGGACGCGGTTGACGGTGAGGCGGTCGCGACATGGGAAGTGGATTCCTTCGCTTCCCCGTGGGCCGTGGCAGTCTACAAAAACGGTGTCTTCCAATCGCCTTTGG